GCATTCAATACGTTTAGAATTAATACCTTATTTTTATGTTGATGTTTTTTATATCTTAAAAAGCAATGGCATTTCTATTTTAAAATGCGAAATTAACGGATTAAGACTGAATTTAAACGATAACCAGGAACAAAGTATTATTGATGAAATTAAAGATGTTTTGAAGTATGATTATTAATTATATCCAAACCCTAACAACATTATTAATTACTCTTTTCGTTACTTTGTTTATAAATTGTTCGTCTTTAAAAACTGCCATTTGAACAAATCTATTTCCATCCATTACCCTGTATTCTTTTAGGTCTATTAAGTTGTTTGGACGCTCCCACATTTATAACTTTTTTAGTATGTCAAATATTTGCTTATCATAATCCTTTTTCATTTCGATTAATTCAATAGCTGAATACTTTTTTGTTTGCTTTGACCTAATCTCTAAATCTTGAACCGCTTCTAATCCATAACGATTAACCATGTATTCACGATATTGATTGTTAACTATTGGATTATCCATGTCTCGGTTACAATGTCCTGTTTGTGGATGTACATTCATTGGTTCAAAACAAGTGCTTATATTTTTGGCAGGGTAAAAGTGACCACCCTGACATCTATTCCAATGCCTGTACTCGCCATTCACGCATTTACAAACTCCTTTATTATCCATTTCTTGAAGTCTGCGAAGTTTTTGAAAAGACGCTTTACATTCTCTAAATGCTTTTGACCAATTACCATGACTTTCTTTTCTTATCGGTTTGTTTCGCTTTGGCACATTGTTTAAAATAGTTTTGCACTTATCACAAATTCCATTTTCAAATTCACCTTTTCGTGTGCAATTATTCACTTTGCACTTTGGTAGTATTGTTTTTTGGTGTATCTTTTTTGGGTCTGAATTCACTTTGTTAATTCTGGATTGTCGTAAATGTTTCCAATAATTGATATTGATTCAGTGTCTACATTTATCCAATAGTAATTATTTTTTACTTGAAATCTTTTAAATTCAAAACTACCATTTGCAAAACATACAATCATATTTTCAGATTGATGACCATTAAACCAATTTACTACATCGCCTTCAAAAATTTCTTTACCGTTACGGTCTTTAATTCCGGTGTATTGTCCTAATGTTCTGGTATATACTTTTTCAAATCTACCAATAAAACCATCTTGATTATATGAAACAATTGGAATAATATAAGATAACACAACTCTGTTAGTATTTCCTTGTAAAACCAAAGACCCTTCTACCCATTTATCGTTATCTACTCTTTTACCCCTAAACTGTATTTCTCTGTTCATTGCTTTTATTTTTGGTGTTATTCTGTCACAAATTTAGTATATTTTTGTGACACTTTCTATTTTGTTAAAAAATTATTTGTTGCTGTTTTGAATTTTTAAAATTAATCCATATTCATTTATCCTATCTTCAATTACAATCCCTTGTTTTTTTATTAATTTATTTTTCTTAAACGGTTTATAATTAACTTGATGATGCCATCTATTAAATTTTTTAGTCACACTAACTACGTCAGGATGTTGTTTTTTAAGACTTTCAGCAAATTCTTTCCTATTGTCCGTATCTCCATAAACTTCATTAGTATTACCGCCTTTCATTCTCATTGTTGTAACTTTACCACATAAAAAAGCATTAAACAAAACTGTTACATAACCATCTTTTAAGGCTCTTATACTTAAGTCGGTATCTTCATTAAATTTACCTCTCCATCTATAAGGTATATCATTTTTTATTAATATGCACGAATAAACCCTTGTATTCAAATTAAATGCTGGTAATTTATCGGTAGTCTTGCAAAATGAATAATAATTTGGCCCTGCAATTGCTATATTTTCATATCTATCTACAAAGTCCTCCATGCACTTAAAAAATACATTGCTTAGTATTTTTGGCTTTTCATTCCTATTTAATCTATGAAAACCTTCAATATTGTCATCTAAAATCCAATGTCTTAAATAACCGTTACTTAATGAGTGTTCCCATACAAAGTTCCTAACAGGGATAGACCCTTGCCCTAAATTTGAAAAAGGCGTTATAATTATTTTTTCTGTAATGTGTTTATATAATTCATATTCTTGAGGTTCTACAACTAACGTAAATTCTACTCCCATTAACTTTAACTCACGTGCAGTTAGGCAATTATTATACCTTCCTTTACTAATTATGTAAATTGGATATTTATTTTTCATTGTTATTTATAAATTGAAATAGTTGTTTTTTATTTTTAAAATAACTTGATTCTATTGGATTATCATTTTTATCCCATTCAATTCTATTACCTAAATTATCAATAGGATATAAAACCCAATGCTTACACAAATTATCAAACCAATACTCAAAGTTTTTTGTTTTATATGTTTTCATCTACCCAAACTTTTTTAATTCCACCCCAATGAGATTTAAAAGGGAACCATGCGCTTTTAGTTTTACTTGTTAGCTTCTGGTTTATTAATTTTGCAAATTCTTGTAAATCTTCTTTACTTTCAAACCTGAATATTATTTCTGAATATGGTTTATTTTTATTTTGAACAAATTCCGGCATATCTTTCCATTCTTTTTGCCATTCATTTTCTATATTTTCAAAAATTGTTCCTTGTGTTATTTTTACATCCATAATCATTTTGTTTTGTAAATATTATTTAATATAAAATTTCTATGTTGCTCCATGCAATAATTCATTTCTCCTATGCACTTTCTTATTTCTTCATCCATCTGAAAATAATTGTAAGAATAAACTTCTATATCGTCTTTTAGATCGTTTAGGGTTAATCCTTTTAGTTTGTAAAACATTTTCACATCTGAAAGTTTTAAATAATTTCCTTTTGCTGTTTTATAAATTACTTCTAATTCTTTACTAATATAGTAATTAAGTTTTTTTAAATATCCTCGCCTTGTATCTGTTATCATTTTTAAAATGGTATATGTGAATCAATATTGTTTGATCGTTGGAAATTTGGATTATAGTTTTGTTCTGTTTTTTGTTGTTGATTCAAATCTTCAAACCTCGAACACATACCATTAAAAACCATTTCAAATTCACCCGTTTGACCTAATCTGCATTTTTCAATATTAATAACAGCCGTGCTTTCATCGCAATTAATTTGATTTTGCCCAACTGTATATTCTGTTAATTGGTGTTCAATTGGTCTGAAAATAAATATTACATTATCAGCATCTTGTTCTAAACTTCCGGAATCTCTAAGGTCTGCAAGTCCATATCTTTTACGTGTTTTATCTCTATTCAATTGCGATAGTGCAACTATTGGTAAATCAGCATCCATAGCAAGTTGTTTGAGTTTGTTGGATATTATTGTTACCTCATCGTTTTTATTTGCTATTTTTCTGTAGTAATTACCTAATCTAATTAACTGTAAATAATCAATAAATATCATGCAAACATCATTGTTTTTCTTTTCTATTTTAACAATTGAAATTAAATCATCAATAGTCAAACCGCCTTTATCATAAATTGCCATATTAGCTTTGATTAGTTGTGTTCTCATTGCATGATCTGCATTATAATGGCCCATTCTAACATCCAATACAGATATGCTTAATTCATCAGATAGCAACTTCCAAATTAATTGCTTTTCTTTCATTTCTAAACTAAAATACAAAACTCTTTTTCCTGTTAATGCTATATTTTTTGCTTGATTTAATGCAAACGTACTTTTACCTTCTCCTGGCCCTGCTGCTATTATTGTTAAATCCGGAGCACAATAACCGCCTGTTATGCTATCGTATTTATTAAATCCTGATTTAATTCCTAAAAATGAAGTCTTTGAATTTAAGTTTTCATCAATAGCGTCTAATACGGATTCTTTAAAAGTTTTTATCTTTTTAGGTACTATCCTGTTTTGTATTTCTGTAAATTGATTTAAAACTGATATAATTTGATCTAAAATTGATGAACTTTCATTTTGTGCATCTTGAATTATTTTATATCCAACTTCAATTAATTTACGTTTTGCTGCAATATTTTTTAAATAATAAATATGGCTTTCAATGTTTGCAGTACTCCCAATTATATTATTACAAGCCATTATAAAATTTAATACGTCAGGCTCTTTGTTTTGCTTAATATCACTAATGACCGTAATCATATCAATTGCCTTTGATGAAGTATAAAGTCTAATTGCTGAATTAAAAATCAATCTTGCATCCTCATTATAAAAATCTTCAACTATCAAATTACCTAATATTAAATCTATTGAATTTCTATCAATTAACAATGCTCCTATAATTGCCATTTCTAACTGAATGTCTTTATCGTGGTAAATATCTATCATAGCGCCCTTTTAGGTATTTTGTTAATAATTGGTTCTTTGTTTTCTTTAATGTGAGGTAGGGTATTTAAAAGTTTTGTTTTCCAATTTAATATTTTATTGTTATTCCCATCCTTCCAATCATTTTGTAACCATGCTTCATATTTTAGCTTTACATCTTGTTTATCTGCATTAGGTTTATGTTCAATTGCGTATTCACCAAATTCTTTTAATGTGGGTATGTTTATTTCTTTTACTTTACTTTTATTTCCTTTCCTTTCCTTTATAGCATTGGGCTCGCTTTCCGTTTGCAATGCGTTCGCATTATCGTTTTTATCGCCCCATCTCTTAAGTGCTGATTGTCTTGCTTTTGTGCTTTTTTCATTACGATCTTCTAATCTCTTTTCAACTGATTTGCTACCAAATTCAATACCTTCAATTACAAACAAATCAAAGTCATTTATAACGCTTTCTATAACCTTTTCAGACACTCGCAAATCATACGCAATACTTTCGTAATCCAAAGGCAATGCGTTCGCATTATTATAAAGGTCTTCTATTATTGACCAAAAACAACCGTAACCAATCATTCCATGCTTAACTAAAAGTTTTTTTATCTTTATGTCTTGCCTTGTATTATAGTCATGACTAAAATAATAAGATGTGCCTTTCATTTTAACTTACTATTTTTATCAATATAATCCAAACACTTTCGATAGCTGCTATAAATGGCTTCAACAAAATAACCGTTTTTAGGCTTCATTTCGTAATCTCTTAGCGTATCAATGTGCCATGCGTCTTGTTCTTTTGAGTATAAAACAACGTAATCCATAACTTTATAAAATTAAAAAACCCCGATCAAGTGGAAGATTGACCGAGGTTATATATGATAAACTAAAGTTATCAATTTGTTTTGTTATCCTTCCACAAATAACAAAACAACCATGATGCAAATATAACACTTATTTTGAAATTAAAACACTTTCAGGATATTTTTTTAGAAAAGTTTCAAAAGAATAAGTCATTAAAATGTGTCCTTTTTTGCATTTCTCCAAAACCAAATCCAGGGCATTGTCACAACTTTTTAACGGATCTTTTTGGTATCTGTGAAAGGTTGTTGCAGGCTGTAATTTATGGTGTAAATTCTCTTTTTGCGATACTTTGTTGAAAAATATCTTTTCGTTTCTTACAATAATGTAAAACTGATTTTTGCGTATTGCATGGTTAACCCTTGTTTGAATGCTTGTTTGTGCAATGTCAACTAATTTTGAAATTTGATAGTAACCGAATACTTCTTGATTTTTGTGTACGAAATACATATTAATTTATTTTTGGAACTCATTATTAAATGGAACAAAAACTATTTCAAGTATATTCACTTGTGGTTTTTGAAATTCATATATCCAACCACCAGGAACTCTTGTAACTAAAACATCGTCATATACCGTAATTGTTTGATGTAAATCCATTGAATATACATCAGGAACTTTTTTATCATTTTGCATTTTCTATTGTTTTTAAAATTTTATTTAATCCATAAACGCTATCCATTATTGAATTCGAGCGTTGTGTAAGGCTTTCGATCTCGTCGCTAACATCTTGCACATCATAGCTAACAAAATATCCTACATGGCTTCCTATGACCGGCAAAAGGCTATTTGAACGGATGTAATTAATCAACTTTCTCAAACGTGGGCCGCTTATTGTCATTAAGTTATTTTTTGCGGCATAATAATTAACCAATTTAAGCAATTCAGGTGTTTTAATTGGATTGTTTTTTGGCACATAAGAAAGTACCGTAATTAAATTGTCAATGTGCTTTAATTCGCATTCGTGCAATTCTTTTGTGATGTTTTCAAAATTTTTGATCATTTTAATATTTTTTGTTTTTAATTCTAAATTGTTTTTCTTCACTTCCAAAAATCACATAAAAGAATATGAAAGTAAATAAGGCTGTTAGTGCTAATTGCATATCTTTGTGATTATTACTTTAAGTGCATCATTAAATGCTTCCAAAAATTCAGAAGCATCGCATTTTTCAAAATATTCGCTTTCGTGTTTTTCACCAAAATAAGTGTCTGAGCTTACAAACTCTATTTGTGATTTATACTTACCTAAATTACGAACGTATACCAATTGATTATCTTTTTTCATTAAATAAGCGCCTGTTAATTCTTTGCCTTTTAAGTAAACTGCTTCTGTTTTTAAAACTATTTTTTTCATTTTTATTTTATTTTGTTCATTAAATTATTGAATTCAGTACTGTCTTTTGCTAACATTATAAAAAACGTATCTTTTGGAACATCGTAATTGCTAAAATCTTGCATATTTTTTGATCCTTTCATCCACCCTAAAACAAAAGACTTTTTAATTCCTTTGTCAAAATTATATTCGGCTTCTTTTATTAATCTGTTTTGGTTATAAAAATAAAGATAAACCATAGAAATGATTAATGAAATCTGAACAATTAGTAAAAACTTTTTAAGATCCATTTTGATGTTATTTTATAAATTGATAATATTCATTAAAGTATTTCAGATCATAGTAAATTTCACGTGCTAATTTCCAGTCAACTGCCATAACATTTTGAAACTCGGAATCTCCGTTATCAATAGCTACTTTTGTCTCGAATCCTGAAAGGTCGTAATTTGCCTCTATCCATATTTCAAAGTCAAATATTGACCCTAAAACAAAACACGTTTCATCTTTGTAAAGATGTATTATGTCTTCTATTATTTCGTAATCGTTAAACATGATGTTATTATTTTTTGATGTTATTTAATAAGTCAAAGATAAGGGTTAAATAAATACGGTGTATCTTTTTTCACAATTATTTTACATTTTTTTCACTTTTATTTTTTGGAGAAAAGAAAAGCGATGTTTTTTAGGCATCGCTTAACCAGAAATCAATAAAAACTCATTCTCAAATTAGGACTATTTGTTTCTTAAATTACGCTCAACATAAAACGTGTCACCAAATCTGTATATTTTGCGATCTGTATTTTCCCAGTTAATATCCTTTAACTTTTCGTACCTCGTTTTATTTACAAATTGATTATAAAAAAATTCGTCGTGACTTATTTCAGTGGCATTTAACATCAGTTCGGAACACAAACCAATTAATGGGTAGTACTTTTCAGCATGTGCCAAAATGTTATCTTGTATTTCGGGTTCGGCATGTATTTCATGAATAAAGTATCTATCTTGCAAAGGAAACGGATACTCCTGCCAATCATCATTACCCCATTGTTCCGGCTTTGTAAGGTAATTAATCAAATACCCTTTACTGACATTTAAAGCCAACATTTGGGTCTGAACTTGTAAATGGTATTTAGTACTAAGTTTGTCGTTTTGCTCAAAGTAGGTGTGTATATAATATTGGCACTTGGAGTCAGCTACAAAATCGTCACCTATTGCGTCGGGAGTAGCGCCAATAAAATCATTAATCGGAAAGTAAACCTGACCACCTTTACCATCGGTATTGTATGAACCTCCATAGATAGAAGTTAAAATATTAATAGCGTCTATTTCTGAATTTAATCCGTGAAGCATGGCAGCGGTTTGCAAATTACTTTCAATACCTATTGCTTTCTCTGCAAGTTCAAAAATATAATTCATTCGTGTTTTGCCCGTTCCACCTGCTAAAAGGTCTCCAGTTCTACTGGCTGAAAATTGAACTCTTTTCATGCTTTTGAAATTTCTAAACGTCTTTTTGTGAACAATGCTTTATACAATACTTTTTCGTTTTCATCCAAAGAATCAAAAAGTAATTTAATATCATCTAAAGAATTGCACATCTTTAAATTATTGTTTACTTGTTCTAATTCTAAGGAACTTTCAACCGTAACATTAGGCTTTTTTTCACCTACATTTGTTGTGTCAGGATCTTTATTGTCGTCAATAAGAAATAAGCCATTTAAAGCGTATTTCCGTGCATATGATGAACTTGCACCAAATGATTGGGCAATATCCATACCTTTACGATTAGGGTCTATTCCGGCTTGCGCTTTTACTTCAATTGTATTTTTACCATCTGTAATGGTTGCCGTTGCTTCAACAAAAATAATATTAGAAATTTCTTTTATTTCGTCGTGTATCGTTAATGTGCAACCGTGCTTTAAAAGTAACGGCTTAACGGCTTCCAATACATCTTCCTGATTTCTGTATTTGTATTTGCCAAAAGAATTGAATTGATTCTTTGGCGCTTTAAGTTCTGATTGAATTTTGATTAACTTTTCCATTTGATGTTATTTGTTATTGTGATTAAATACTTTTAAATTCCTCCAATTCCTTTGACCAAATCGCTATCTTTTCATTTACTAAATCTTTTGATAGTAAAATGATGTCTTTTATTGCGTCCGGCTGATTGAATTTTGAACCATCTTTTT